GGTTACGCGGGTTACTCGTGAGATTATGGAAGACTTTTTCGGGATACATTTACCAATCGAGTTCGAAACAGAATAGAATCAACTATTAATTGTCATGTGTAAAAAATAAAAAACTATTGACATGGATAAAGATAATGTTATTAATAAAGCGCATTCAATTGGCGACATTCACCCTAAAGACGGCTCGCTAGTATGGACGTTGTTGTCTTCAGGGAAAGAAGACTGGAGAAAGCAAGGCGGCAGGGGGAGTGTAACTTCTAGCTCTACTGCTAAGCCAATGAGCAATGATACTCTAAAAGAATGGGCTTCTAAAACTGATGATTCAAAATTAATAACATTTGCCGGAGCAAAGAATGCAAAAGCCGAACAACGCATCATTGCCCGCGAAGAACTTGAAAAGCGCGGGATTGATATTTCGGGAATCAGTACGGCGGGCACATTAGACGACCACACGGCTAAGCAAGCCAAAATAAGCAAAATGGTTGGAGGAGGAGCCAAACCTGCGGCTTCCACTGATGAAATAGCCGACGGAGCGGAAGTAGACTTAGATGGTCAGGATGTTATCCGCTAATAATGGTATTTAAACAAAAACGACCCTCGTGTTCAAAAGACGTTTAACAAGCTTATCGGTAAGGCTGACCGAATACGTTACGACAAATTTGTTTACAAACAAAAAATAAAAGACCCTAACTACATTCAACCCGACGAAGTAATATTCGATTTGAATGCCAAGTATTTGGAATTTCTTGAAAACGATGGCCAAAGGTTCATGATTTCAGCGGGGGGAGCAGGTATTGGTAAAACATACGGATTTAATGGACTCGCCAAAGAACTGAACATGAAACCATTCCAAGAAGGAGACAATCCTGGAGATGGAGATTATGACATCTTTGAAGCAACGGACGTAGCTTCCGGAAAGCAACTTCTTACTATCCTAAAGGCTCACAACGGCAAAATCATATTATTCGACGATACTGATAAGGTCATTACCCGCGCCGACTGTGCTTCGGTTATGAAAAAGGCTTGTTCAGCTTCGGGCAAGAGAATTATCGGAGATCCAGATGACGTTAAAAGCAATTTTGAATTTACGGGGCGTATAATGGTAATGACGAATAAAGACGTTAATACATTGTCTGAAAACGAGGACACAAAAGCTATTTTGTCCCGCGGGGTTGTTTCGGAGATTTACTTGACTATCCATGAAACGATTGAAACTATGAAGAGTCGTTTTCAAGATTACGAATTTGATTCAGCTCCACGTTTGGACGATGCGGCTGAAGATGCAAAAGAACGTCAAGAACTTCTGGATTTAATTATCAGACACGAAAACAATATTGACCCAGCGCAATTTACCACCCGAACTTTTGCAAAGATACTCAACGAACGAAGAACTGCAACTAGAGCTAATCTGAGAAAACAAAGCACCAATTTTCAAAAATATTTAGGCACAAAGGACAAAGACTGGGAAACTCAAGCATTGCAGGTTTTGACGAAGGCGGACGATAATGAGTTTGTTTCGAGCGTTGAAACTTTTGAAAAGGCTGAAACTTCTCAAGAAACAGTTATCGTTCCGGAAGTAATTGAAAAATCGTTTGAAGATCAAATAAACGAAATGTCAATTGAGAAAGCCGAATCCTTATTATTTGAAGAAACCAAAGGGTAATCATGGATAAATACAGAGTAGCATTGGAGAGGATCGCCCAGTTTGCGTTGGACGATTCTTCTTACGATACATTGATAAAGGCTTGTGACGCGTATAAGATAAAGTCCGACGATTTCATGGATGATTACGAATATCACCTTTATGTATCAAAATCCATCGCCGATTTTTTAAACGAAGTTTCTCAAGACGCTGAAATATGCAAGGCAATACTTCCTGGCCAAACTAAAAACGTTGATGGAATTGTGTATATATGGACTCTAACTCCTGGGGCTACAACGACATACGATTGGCGAGTATACAAGGGGCATGTGTTAGCGGGTAACGCTAAACAAACAAGCAAAAAAGCGGATAAAAATGTTGCGTATGTAAACGATATGTTCCCAAAAGATATAAGCAATCTTAAGGTAATTAAAGCACTCGGTGGAAGTACGGGGGCTCAGTTAGTTGAAGACTCGAAGGGCAATCAATATGTGATGAAGAAGGGGAGTAATACTTCCAACGGACACGTAGCTTCCGAGTACATGGCGACGCAGCTTTATCATATACTCGGGCAGCGTGTTCCTGACATGGAAATGTATGATGATGGTCAAGGCAATAAAACATTGTTGTCCAAATTTATACCTTTTACCAAAGTTCCTGATTCTTCTAATTACCCTGATATGGCTAAAGGGTATGCCGTCGACGCGCTATTGTCAAATTGGGATGTCTATAAAAACGACAATATATTAATTGATTCAGCAGGGCGGTTAGTCAGAGTTGATAACGGCGGTTCTTTGTTTTATAAAGCTCAAGGTGGTATGAAGGGACTTGACAATGACGTCAATGACTGGGGCAGCATGCTGAAATATAATCCCACTGTTTTAGGTAATCTAACCAATAAAGAAAAGGTCGAGCAAATAAATGAAGTAATCAAGAAAAAGGATGATGTTCTGAATTTTATTTCTTTATCAGGCGATGCGGTTTTAGCGGACGTCATGACCAAGCGTTTCGCGAGTCTTGAAAAAATAAAAAAAGATATTGAAGACGTTGAAAAGAAATTAAACCGTACTGTTTTACCAAGGACATTACTTCCAGACGTTGATATGTACAGGGACTTTTCGGATGATGAATTAAAGGATTTTTGGTCTCAAGCGAGCGGTTCGAGTGCTGACAGCAAACTGAATAATACGGGCAAACACGGTTGGGAATTATTAGACACTATTTGTCAATCTCGCGGATTTGATGCAAGACCTTTGGTAGTTGAACATAAGAATTATTGGGATAAAATAGCCAATGGTGATATACAATTATTCAGGGGTCTCGATGACAGCAGAGGAAAGACCGCTTTATATTGGGCTGACGAGTTCAAATACACAGATGAGTGCTTTTATGGTACTATGGGGTATTATGGTCAAGGTATTTATTTTCACGTGAATGATGGGGTAAATCAGCAAAGAACTGAAGCTGATTATAAAAAGTCTGACGCGTATTCTCACGCTCACCAATACGCACATATCGGAGGTCAGATATTGGAATGTACAATGGACAAAAGTGCAAAGGTTGCTAAGATTGAAGATTTAAAAAAAGAAATTGAAAAACTTACAACATTCGATACTCAAGCGGCTATGGCTAAGCAAGCTGAATTGGACAATTTATACAAAGAGCTAGAACTAAAGAAAGACGAATTATTACACATTACCGAAAAAGTAACGGCGGATATAAAAGCTGATATGCATTGGGACGAAGCATCGTTAGTTGACCATCAACTTACTATTGATAGCATAGATTGGGGAAAATTAGACGACGACGATAAACCTGATTACCCTAAGTTTGACGATTTCTTTGGTAAAAATATAACTAAATGGGTTACGTCAAACGGGGGAACTGTCACTGAAAAAGCTCCCAATTCAAACGTGTACATTTTGAAAATGCCAAACTCTAAAACATCTTTAATGTTTAGTAAATATCGGTATGAAAATAATGCAATAAAACAAAAGAATACTTTCACCAACCCGTATAGTTATCCAGTTCAAGAATTTCAAGAATGGTTCATGAACAATCATTATAAGGTAATCGACAAAGCAGTTACGAAAGGGGTTGATGAAATGGGAGATAAGGTAGCGACAATGAAAGCAGAAGTTAACGATTTGTTTAAAGCCAACGTAACTGTTAAAGAAGAGCTGGACGCTTTAAAGAAGCCAAAGAACGCAGACGCTGACGTGTATTCAGCAATTTATGACAATACAAGACATCATAATCGTGAAGCTATCGGTGTTTACGCCGCTTTAAAGGGGTATGATGCTTTGATTGCTCCGGACGGAAACGGGCGCGGAAATTCATTTATGGTTGTGTTAAATAGGAGTAAAATAATCGTAAAAAAATAAACTATATGGATTACAATTTAGTTTCAACAGTAGGGACATTAGCAAAAGCGTATTTGTTAAAAAAGAAGCCGAGCGAACTTATCCCATTTAAAGGTGATTTCCCTTTAATGAAAAATTTTGAGTATCCGCATTTAATTGAGGATATGGACAAGACTATGCTTCTAAGCGATTTGAAGCCCGAATACCAAGAAGCAATACGCAAAGGGTTTCAAATATACCTTTTAGAAAACGGGTTTAAGGAGTACTTGGAAAACGATGGAACTGAGTTATCAAAATTTCTGTCGTTAGATAACTCAAATAAGTCCACAAAACTAATTGACTTTCTAAATAAAAATTGCATTGATTTCACATCTTTAACAATAAAATAAAATGGCTGATTTTCTTTTAGCAATAAGACCTGTCCTCTCAATTGAAGGATATTCTCAAAACAAACGCACTGGGTATGTAAACGACAAAGACGATGCAGGAGGGGAAACGATCGGGGGAATAGCGCGTAACTTTTGGCCGAACGAACTTGTGTGGAAGTACGTTGATATTGCTAAAAAAGATAAAGTTAATTTCCCCAAAAATCTAGGCGCAATACCAGGATTAGATGACAGCGTATTGAGTTTCTACCTAAGAAACTTTTGGAATAAGATAGGCGGCAACGGTATAAAGACTCAACCAATTGCCGGAGTATTAGTCAACGCTGCTGTGAATCTCGGAATACCACCAGCTATAAAGATGGCAGAAGGTTTGGTACACGTAAAACAAGACGGTGTGGTTGACCCAGAACTTATATCAAAATTAAACGCCTTATGAAAAAAGTAATTTTGCTGTTACTATTATCTATCAATTTTGCAGCGTGTTCCCCTAAACAAATTCAGACATTGTCTTTTGACAAGCCGCTGAAAGATTCAATCATTACGCTAAAAGCTAAAAATGACACTTTATTGTATTCGACATATAAACTTCAAGAGGTCATAGCTTCGCAACAAAAAAAGTTAGATTCTTTAAACAATGCCATAAATGAATACAAATTGAAAACGTTTATGTCTACCAGCGATTTTATAGAATTGTATAAATTCTCTTGGTTGTTAAGATACTATAATTTGTGCAATAAAAAACCAACATATTGGAAATATTATAAGGGGTGGTCTACTCGCGTGTTTGAAGCTCAAAATAAAAATTACAAGCCGACGGATTATGTGCCTGACGCAACATTAATACCAGGATTTAAATAAGAATATTATGAAGGGGAAAATTATTGTTTACTTGATAAATTTTTGGGAGGACTTGAAGAAAGAGACTCCTAAAATATATCAATGGTTTTGCGGGATATTAATAGCGCTAAGCGCGACCGCAGTTTCAGTTTCTTTATCGTTCATGGCGTTGCCTGAAAAGTTTCAAACATTTATTCCGGAATCAGTTTTGCAGACTGTTGCGGTATTATCTTTAGTCGGGGCTCTTTTTGCGAAAAAGAAAAATACTTTAGAAGAAAAATAAATAATTTCATTTGAGCAGCTATAATAAGGTCAAGAGTTACAAAATAACTTTCTTGACCTTTTTTTATGGAACGAGTACTCAAAGACGATTTTAAATTTTGGTGTCCAGTAGCAATCGAAAAAGCTATTGACGAAACTACGGGCGTTGAAATAATGCGGCTTGGCGGTATCGCCTCAACAATGGACAAAGATTCAGACGGCGAGTTCTTAGACCCAAAGGGGTTTGACATAGAACCTTTAATGAAGAGCGGAACCGTAAATTGGCACCATCAAGCTAAGGGAGCTCCCGCTACAATCGTAGGCGAACCGAGCAAAGGTGAAATTAGACCTGAAGGTTTATACATTGAAACTGATTTGTATCCCTCTAGCAAGATAGCTCGTGACGTATATGAGCTTGCTCTTACATTAGCAAAGGATAGCAAAACCCGCCGTCTCGGTTACTCAATCGAAGGTAAAGTTCTTCAAAGAAAGTCAAACGACAAAAAATCCCCCGATTATAAAATTATTACTAAGGCAAGCATCACGGGAGTTGCCATAACACACCAACCTAAAAACGCTCAAACGTTTGCTGACATTATCAAGGGCGAAGGTTCAGATCCTGAAGAAGACGAAGAAGAAAAATCGATGGACACTACTTCAGCTGCTCCTCTGGTCAAAGAATCTGTAGATAAGAAAGTAAAGAACCAAACTTTTTGCAAGTCAGAAGTCATGGAGCGTATCTTTATAGACATACCAACTATTAATATTGAAAAAGCAGAAAAAATATATTCATTGCTACTAAAAATTTCAAATATGAATGATAGAAAAACAGTTACCGATGCTGATATCGAAAAAGCATATGAAGTTCTAGGTCTTGATATTGAATCAAGTCCTGAAACGATTGTAAAAGCCGAAGAAGCGGAAACAAAAGAAGAACCAGCCAAAGAAGCTGAAGAAACGGCAGCTGAAGAAGCTAAAGAAGAAGCTAAAGAAGAAGTGAAAAAGGCTGAAGAAAATGAAGAAGTGAAAAAAGAAAATCGCTTTGACACGATTGAAAAAGCCATCGCCGATTCTCACAAACAAACCAAAAATTTCATTACTGCTGCTGCCGTTCTTATTAAAGAATGTTCTCAAAAGCTTGACTCGTCCGCTATACGTGAAGCCGAATTATTGGACGTCATCAAAGGCAACGAATCAACTATTTTAGGGCTGAGTCAACAACTTGAAGAATTTGGTTCTTCATCGCCAGCTCCAAAATCATTACGCAACACCGCAGCAGTCGATAAGAATTTCGCTAAAGCGGGGGACAATGACTTCAATGAAAAACCAGCTGAAGATGGACTTCAACGCGTCAGTATGAAAAATCAGAAAAAGGCGATAGCCGCTATTTTGGATGAAGCAACTTTCCAAAAGGGCGGATACGACGAAGAATACGGAGCGGCTTGTACCCATTTTGAAGCAAACAAAAATCTCCCCGAAGCAATTATTAACCGCGTTAAGCGCGAATTTGGAATTCAAATTGTAGCATAAAATAAAAATAAAAACAAACAAAAGATGGAAAAATTATCAATCAATCTTTCTGATTACGGATACGCCGCTGGTAATGACGGTTACGGATCTTCTTCGGGGGAAAGCGTTGACGCTCTGAATAAAGCGTTAAGTGCTGGCGAAACTACTGGTCGTGAAAACACCGACATGGCGGATGCTTCCGGAGCTCCGTTGAAAGTTGAGTCTTTGGAAAAAACTTTAAAACATATCACTTTCAAGGAATCTGATATTCGTTTGTGGAAAGACATACCAAAGAAAGCTGCTTTCAATACAGTGGAAGAATATAACCAACAGACCAGCTATGGCCAGGATCGCGGTGGTTTTAATGCCGAAGGTGAACTTCCGGATGAAGAAGACTCGACTTATGTACGTCGTGCTCAATTGGTGAAATATCTTGGAGTTACCAAGAGCGTCACTCACCAAATGACTTTGGTAAATACCATGATTGGTAACGTTATGGAACGTACTATCAAAGACGGTACTCTTTGGATTCTTCGCAAGTTGAACAAATCTCTTTATTTCGGTGACGAAAGAATAATCCCTCAGGAATTTAATGGGTTTATAGCTCAACAGATTCAGTCTGATGCTTGGGCTAACTTCGGAGCTTATATGGATTCTGAACATATCGTGGATTTACGCGGTAAAGCTTTACAAGAAGATTCTATCGAAACTGCTGCCAATACCATTGTGGAAAATTACGGTTTAGGAACTCAGATTTATGCACCTCCTGCAGTATTGAGTAACTTCGTGAAAAACTTCTACGGTAACAAATTCATCCAACCAAATACTGCTGCCATGTCGAATGGTATCATGGGACAGAAAGTTCAGGCTTTTGATTCTCAATTTGGTCAGATCGGTTTGAACCACGACGTGTTCTTCAAGAAATTACCTTTCCGTACTTCTTTGAGCGCAGCCAATTCAGTAGCCGCTCCAGCAGCTCCAATTTGGGATGCAACTACTCCTATCGCAGTATCAGGTGCCGTTGCTTCAAGCAAGTGGTTCTCTACTGACGCAGGAGCTGTATATTATGCCGTTACCGCTTTGAACCGCAAGGGTGAATCAGCATTGTCAATTTACAACACTGCAGCAGTAACTGCCGTTGTCGGAGCCGCTTGTGATTTGAAATTTACTACTGGTGGTGGAATTAATGCCGCAACAGGTTACAGAATTTATCGTACAAAAAGAGGCGGTTTGGCAAGTGGCCAGTTCTTCCCATTGTTCGATGTTTCTTTGGACGATTTGAATCGCGGTTATGATGGCGCAGCCGCTGGAAGCATTCGCGACAACAACCGTTTCTTGCCTGACACGGACCAAGCGATGATGCAACAGTTCGACAACGAGGTTATTGAGTTCGCTCAGTTGGCTCCGCTTATGAAAATGGATTTAGCAGTATTATCGCCAGCGTTCCGTTTCATGATTCTAATGTACGGTACGCCGTTCTTGTACGCACCAAAGAAAATGGTTCGTTTCATCAACATTGGAACTTCCTTGGTATAAAACAAAAATTGTATAATCGAAGAAGAGGGGTCGGGGTCTTGCCCTTTCCCCTCTTTTTTTTAAAAGTAAAAATTATGAAAATTCAATCAAAAAAAATTACTAATTGTAAATTGATTATTCCTTTTGATGGTCTTGTAACAATTGACGCTGAAGGTCAAGTTGAAGTATCAACTCAAGCTGCAAGAACATTGCTTTTGCAAACCGAAGATTGGGAAGCAATCGTAGCCGAAGTCAACACCGCTGACATTGAAGATAAGTCAGAAGAAGAACAAGTAATGTCTTCAATCAAAAAGATGACCATGCCGGAAATGATAGCGTTGGCTGAAGGAGCTGGATATCCAGAATCTGAATATGTGAAGTTCAAAACAAAAGACAAGTTGATGCAAGGGTACTTAATCAAAAAGTACAATGATTTGAAACTTGAAGCTGATTTGGCTGAAGAAGACAAACAAGCTGAAGAAGACAAACAAGCTGACGAAGAAAAACCTGAAACGACTGTTGAAGAAAAACTTGAAACGACTGTTGAAGAAAAACCTGAAGAAGTTAAATAACATTTAGCCTGATATACCGCCATGCCAAAACTTAAGCTGAAAATACAATACAACAAGAACGAAGGGTTAATTATGAGTCCTTCTGAATTGATAGAAAATTACTTATTTGGAATACCTATGAGTAACAATGACGGTAGAGTATTGTCAGTTCAAGCTATTAAAAACCATATCGCGAACGCACAACAAAAGATTGAAAATTTGTTTAGTATAAAACTTACTAAGCAGGTGATTGAAGAAAGTCGTGATTTTGTTCGTGAAGAATTTAATTGCTGGGGGTATATCAGGACAATGTACCCGATTGTATCGGTAGACGGGCTTCGCGGATATATAAACGACGTTTGTCAAATAACATATCCTAAAGAGTGGATATCTCTTAAAAAAATATCTCAAGTTGCGATATACCGCAATATATATCTAATTGCTAATATGGGTGGTGGTTCACAAATGAATCAAAACTCATTAGTTTTCAACGGAATTTCACCAAGCATGGGGTGGTTCGGTCAAAAATTTATACCTAACTATTGGAGAACGTCATACGTAACAGGTTGGGATATAACGCCAAAAGATTTATTCGATTTCATTTCAAAGATGGCGGCGGTAAGCGTTCTCAGTATAATAGGAGATGTTTTGTATGGGGTTGGGATAACTAACATCCAAGTCAGCTTAGACGGAGTTTCTCAAAACACACCGTTATCTAGGTCTGCGGCTGGAGGTCTCTTCCAAGGCAGAATAAAGCTATATATCGAGGAAATGAAAGACGCCTTCCCTAACATTAAAAATCAATACCGAGGAATAACTTTTGAAGTTCTATAAACATGAAAAATAAAAGCATTGTAACTAATCAATTGCCAATTGTGACTACTCCTAAAGAGTTTGTTGACCCACAACCAGTTTGGCGAGTTGGTGACTTCAATGAATTAATCGATAACCACGGGTATGAAGCATATATAGACCGCGCACTTCGTTGTCCTTGCAATGAAAAATCAGGGGGTCAAGCTTTATCTACTTGTCAAAACTGTTCTGGAAGAGGTTGGGTATTTGTAGACCGAAAACTAACTCGGGTAGTTTCACAGGGCATGAACAATGCGAAGCGGTTTAAAGACTTCAGCGAAATAAATCAAGGAACAGCTAAGATTACTACGAGGGGAATTGATAAGTTGGGTTTTATGGACAGAATAATCCTTATAGAATTAGAGGCGTATTATTCAGAAGTATTAAGACCAATTCTTTTCGGCGGTGAAATAATATCATACCCAATTTATGAACCGATAGAAATAACTAACATATATTTGTTTGTGTCGGATGACAAGCCGTTATTGCCTCTCACGAATAAACAATACACCATAAAGGGCAATCGAATTTCGTTTGACTTGGGAATACAAGATTTAATAGAATCTAGAGATATGGCGGTAAAAGATTTGCCTATATCAATTACAGTTCGGTACTCTTATGCTCCTGTATACCATGTTCTAGATGCTAATAGGGAATTAATGAAGGTAAGGGAAAGGAATGAATCGCTTTCCGATGAAAGGCTCACAGCAATGCCTATAAACGTTACCTGCCGCAAAGCACATTATATGTTTGATGCGCAAAAATTCGGAGTTGAAATATTCGATAATACAATATACGAATGAAACCGATAGAATTAGATTTAACTGGGTTAAAAAATCAATTCGGTTTATGTGCTACCGATATAAATTTGTTAACGGAAATATGCGTTAACGAAGTCGCCGCAGCCGTATATCTTAATTGGGTATCTTTGGCTAAACAAAATCTAAAATCCACACTTCCTGAATATCTTCAAAACCTGCACAAAGTAGATAAAGGAAGGTTTGAAAAGCAAATAGTCTTAACAGGGGTTATGCCTACTATGTTGGAGAACGGAGCTTCCGCTTTTGACATGAAAGCGGGGTTCATGAAATCAGCTAAGATTAAAAACACAGTTCCCGTTTATAACAAAAAGGGGATGATGATAAAACCAGCTGGTTGGTATCTGACAATCCCATTCCGTATTGGAGTGCCGGGGACATTAGGGATGGCGGGGTTTGCTGGACAAATACCTCAAGAGGTTTACGATTTAGTACTGAAGCAATCTAAAGGTGAACAACTCCCTGCCTCAAGCGTTCCATCCCCATATAATATTCCGCAATCAAGAGCAGAAATAACGGCTCCTAAATCTTCAGCAATATTATTCGCCGAGTACCAACACAAAAATTCTTTGTATGATGGGTTAGGTAAGAGGACTGGGGTTTACGCTAATTCAACTCAAAATACGTACGGAACGTTCAGACGCGTGAGTTCAAATTCAGACCCAATGAGTTGGATACACAAGGGGCTAAAAGCTTTGCATTTGTCAGAAGAAGCTATTCAAATAACCGACGTAGACACAATAGTGAACAACGAATCTATGAAATATTTAGACGCAACATTATGAACGCAATAACAATTCCAGAAATAATAATTTACAACACTCTTGAAACTATAAAAAAGGTATTGAAGGACGATATTGTTGAAAATGTAGCCGATTCTAAAAAAAGTATATTGTACCGAATGCTCGGAGAAAATTCGGACGGGCAACCGATTAGATTAAACAACTATAATTACTTTGAACAAGCAAAAAGGATATTTTCAAAAACTCAATTTTTAAGCGTTAATTTTGGGTACAATTTTCAAGTAGCAAAAGATTTATCGTTGCATATAATGTTGCCCGCCGAATCATCTTGCGATAGTTCAATAGGTCTTGGTGAAGGTTATATCACTGAAACAGAAACCGACTCAGTAGGCAACGAAATAAAAAGAGAAACGCTTACGCAAATGATGGAAAGTAATTATCAAATCATGATATCAGGCGATAACTCCAGCGAAGTTTCAGTGGTTTATAATGTATTAAAATCAATGTTGCTTATATTATCCCCGCACTTGGAACTTTTGGGGTTGAGGTTGCCAAAAATATCCGGAAATGATGTAATGATGCAAGACGATTTAATACCAGTAGCAGTATTCCATAAGGTACTAAATTTATCTTTCAAATATGAATTAACCGTTCCAAAAACAGTGTGCGATGAAGTGATAAAAAACTTCGTATTTAAAGGTAAGATGTTTGAACAAGTAGTAATATAAACAAAATAAAAATTATAATTATGAGTACAGTTGTTAATTTTCAGGGCAAGAACTGCATAGAACCAGGAAGTTATGCCGCAACGGTCTATAATCCTACATCGGTAGCGAATGTTGCTAATTTTGGCAACGCTATGATTATAGATACGGGATTAAGCTTATCAGGTGGCGTTGAGTTCTCAGGCGGTTCCGGAATAAAAGGAACCATATCAAAAGGGGTAAAAGCGGTATATGAATTTACTGCTTGGGAAGATTTCTCCGCATTCGTTAACGGGGGACCTCTTGCCGATGTGGCCAAGAAGCTGTTTATGCCAATAGAAGGTTCTGTCGGAATACCAAAGTTGTATTACACACGTGCCGCCACGACCACTCCAGCAAACATAGTTTTAACTATGGGCACCAAAGGAGACATAACTTTAACTTGTAAAAATGAAGGAATAGCAGGCAACGGGGTCATAGATATGCAATCAGGCATATTGAAAACTGGGTATGCTGCTAAAATCATATCTGGTAGCGTAAACGGGGCGTTCAAATTACAAATATACAAGGGAACTTGGACTGGAAATGACAAAGACGGAGAAGCGTACGGAACGAAATCTTATGCTAATTCTGCTCCTGCATTACTGGTCGAAAGTCCTGGATGTCGAACCATAGGAGATATGTATTCTTGGGCTATCGGTAACAAAGTAATGATGGCTAATTTCGTAGTAACTCCTAACTCGTTATTGGATGGCTCTCTTGCTGCTTGGCCACAAGCTCTTTTTGTAGGAGGAACTACTTCATTCTTGACAGACAATGAATATCAAGCCGTTCTTGAGGCAATTACAGAATTGGACGTAACATTCTTTTTATGCGATAAATATGGAGTAAACGGAACTGACACCGCCACAAATGGTTTATTGCATGCATTTTTGAAGAATGATGCGAAGTTTACTCAGTTCATGGTAATCGGCGGCGGTGAAAAAGACGACGACTTATTTGGAGAAGCTGGAACTTCCGAAGCAATTGCAAAATATTATAACGACGAACAAGTTGTGACAGTTCATGGTTCCCCCGAAGAAGTGCGAAAAGATAAAAACGGGAATAAAAGCCTTCCGTCAATTTACCTTGCAGCTTCAGTCATAGGTTTAAATGCGAGCCTTGCTCCTCAAACTCCATTGACTTTTAAACGGATT